GATGAAACCTTCATCACATTCACCAGAATTGAAAGTTAAGTGCCACTTAGCTAGTCCGTTCGTTGACGGTGAGCCATTGTGTGATTTAAAGTTAACAACCTTAGAGAATGTCTTACCTGTTTCATTCGACTTGCGACCGAGGAAATAGATGTCTACACCCTTTATGTTCCCAGTGGCAAACGTTTGAATATTGAACGAATAATCAGTATTTCGTTTTACCGAAAAACGTAGCGTAGACGCTGGAACTAGTGATGATGTTGATGCCCTTAGCAAGAATAGCGGCCTAGCGCCATTGTAGTAAAAGCCATGGCTTGAAATGGATAAGTTAGCGTTTTTCTGTGGCACTTCCCAATAACCCCAATTGTCAAGGTTATCCGGAAATGCTGAGTTAACGATCAGATTTTCGCCACCGACTGAAACGCTACCAACCATATCATTCCAAACATAATCAGCTGGGTTTGTGCTGTCTGCTTGGTTGAAGTTGGTACATACACCCAAATAGCGCTTGTTACCATTCTGGGTCAAACTGAAACCACTTCGACCATCGGCGCTATCGGCATAGGCAAAATGGACATAAGGTGTTCGTCCGTCTGCCCCAGCCTTACCAGGGATTCCATCCCGTCCATCGCTACCCTTCCACTTAGACCAACGATAGTCTTGCGGATTACGACTATCGGCAGTATTGAAATCTTGGTACATACCAATGAATGGTTTATTAGTATCTGTTTGACTAAATCCACCACCAGAAACGGTATCGGCATAGGCTATATGGGTGTACTGTGTTCTACCATCAGCACCTTTAACCCCAGGGATACCTTGGTCACCTTTCGGACCTTGCAAGCCTTGTACCCCACGTTCGCCTTGTGGTCCTTGCAAACCTCTATCACCTTTTTCGCCCCTATCACCTTTCGCACCGGTGTCACCCTTAACACCTTGTGGACCTTGCTCACCGATTTTAGAAACTGAATAGCCGGTTTCATTAGTGTTATCTGTGTAACTCCAAACGGTTTTCGTCCAAAGGAATTGCCCAGCAGGTACATTCGGTACTTGACTAGTCCAAGCAGTCGTTGGGGCCAATGTCCCCGATGTACCTTGTGCATAAGTAATCGTGGTGCTACGAATACCGACACCATCCTTACCAGCGATACCGTTATTACCGTCGTTACCATCTCTAGCAACGTAGGTTTTTTGATATCCAGTCTCGCTAGAAAAATCTGTATACATCCACTGGGTCTTAGTCCATAGGTACTCGCCTTTAACTAAAACGGGTGGGTTGGAAGTCCAGCTTGTAGGCATTACAGTGTCACTATCACTCATGCCGTAAGTTATCGTGGTAGTTTTTAAGCCTACACCGTTTTTACCCGGTAAGCCGTCATTACCTCTATCGCCTTTATCCCCTTTAGGTCCGGGGTCGCCTTTCGCACCATTTCTCCCGTCTGAGACATTTAAAAAAGTAACTTCTTCCGAAGCTACTTCTTTATTATCTACCCACGCCGAAACAGTTAAGGCAGTTGGTTGGGTAATCTGTGATGCAACCATGTCGTAGGTCATACCAACGTATTTAATGACACCGTCAATTACGAAACGCCATGTAGCGTTAACAGTTCTATCACCTTGTTTCAAGATTGGCCGAACAGTAGAACGCCCAACACCGTTTTTAAATGCCGTTCCATTTGTGGTCGTGATCTCGACACGGTATGGTAAGGCTCTTGCTGCGATTTCATCAATACGCTGTTGCAAATCGTTGGATGGTTTGTTTACGATTTTACGATAATTCGAAAACACAACCGAGTTATTCAACGGCATGTCAAAACTAACAACCATTTCAGTGACACGAGCTTCGAGGGCTAGTCCACCTCTAAAATTATTATTAATAATCTTAACAGTGTCACCTAAATTAATGTCTTTATAGTTTTCCATAAAACTAGAGTGGACATCAACCGTGTAAGTCAATAACGGATAAGCGTATTGCTTGATAGTACGCAAGGCGTAGCCTTTTAGTGAGTTTACATCCTTGTATTCGGTCTGAAAATCCTTACGTGTCCAGTTATCAGCATTGTTTGGGTTCATTGTAGATGGGTAGCGTTCCCGTGATAGTGGAGCGAACACATAACTACTACCTTTTCGTGAGTAGAACTCTACTTGCCCTAACTCATTCTTCTCTTCAAACTCGACGCTTTCAAGGTTAACACCATCCGCACCAGTGAACACCCCAGCATTAAATAGCTGGGTTTTGTCACTCGTTACTTGAACGCCTTTGAGTTCATTCTGATAATGTAGCACCACATCTCCACGAGCCTTACCGATACCGTGGTGGTTTTCGTCTGGGATTTGGTAGATATCAATCACGAAACGCTTGATTGTACCATCTCGATTCAATTCGGTACGGAATGCAAATTCAGCATCAAATTTAGACATGAGACTGTGTAATTGTGCCAGTTTTGTGTCTTGTGGCTCAAACTCAAGCGTTCTTGTTTTATCAGATACCTCGTTAACGCCAATTTCAAGATTGGTAAACCCTAGAATTTCAAGGTGTTCTAAGTACCATGCAATATTTTGCGCCCCGTTACTTTTAAGAGCGACTGACTGCTCTTGTGCCAATTCGAGATTGGTGTTGTTACATGTTACTTGAAAACTCGTGTCATTCTCAATAAGTTGCGATACATAGAAAACTTGATAAGAGTTATCGTAATAAAACGAAACAAACATATCGTCTTTGATATATTTAACATCTTCATGCAGTTTCCCATTGACAATCTTAGGAATCGTGAAATCGAATGTGCTGGTTGAGTATTCAAGGTAAGGATGCCACTGACTGTTAGAGTATGGCAACATGCCCGGAACGTTGTTATTCAAAGCACAAACCTTACGCATGTTCTTGTCATGAATCCAAATTTGCATTAAATGAAACGCTCCTTCCATGTGATTTCAATAGTCGGGTCAGTCCTTGTCCAACTCGATGTGTAGATGTCGATTTCTGTTTCACCCGTACCAATACTGAATGGCTCGGATAAGTAAGTTAACTCATTAGACGCTGGCAAATTATCAACTAGTGTTTTACCTTTAGCCATGTCAATTTCAAGGATAGAACCCTTACGAAAACGATTAGGGATATCTTCTTCCTTGTTAACGTAGTTCTTACGATAAACGAAGCTATCCAGATACATGTGGGTTACAAGCGGTGCATCACCGATGCCAAAGAAACCAATATTGATTTTAGCTGATTTCTTCCCTTTGATCTCTGGGATTTTAAACTTAGGGTATCCGCCTTGATAATAAAACTGTACTTCGTCATCAAAGCGTTGCATATCTGCCCACCCTTGCGGTTCGTTGAATGGGTTTTGTGTCATGACATGCGTCCCCCAAAATGATTTTCTGTCTAGCGTACGGTAACTACCGTTACCGTCACTGGCAAGGAAACGATACTCGCAACCTAGACCGTTGACATGCTTAAGGGTTTCCACGCCATAGAGGAATGTGCCGTTTGCGTCCGTGACAGATATCTTGATATACCCGCACTCATTAGATGCACCTAACCAAAAAATTTGTCTCCACCACATATATTCATATAGCGAGCCTTTTTCTCGATTGCTATCCGCTAGAATCTCCCATGTAATCGAGCTACCACGCAATAGAGTAGAGCCACTACCTCGATTAGTCAAGGCAATGTGTGGTCTACCCCATGCGTTGTCAATCGCAAGCGTTCCATTCAAACTTTGCAAGTTGTCGTTGAAACGCCCTTGGTTTTTAGCACCAACAGAAAAACCATTGGTAATCCAGTTATTAGAAACATAATCGAACAGAATTTCAGATTGCTTGACTGTCCGAGTGTCTACCTCGTTAGGATTGCCAATCTCATAACTTTCGCTCGAAGACTTCACAATCCCAACCCAGCCATTATCCGAGTTAAACTTCAGCTTAATATCTGGGTAGGTTTCAGCCGTACCAAAGTTTTTTAGAGTTGCCTTGTAGTGGCCAGTCGAAACTTTCTTAATGCTACCATACTTAGTTTCACCATCGCTACTTACCAAGGCTTGTGCCTTATTCTCACCGTAACTTTTAGGCACGTCAAACGTAACCGTTACTGTTGCGGTGATAGGTGCAGTGTTCTTATCGACTGCTAGCGACGCTTGGCCGGACGGGATAGCTTCCCAAACCTTGTTAGGTTCATCGCCAAAAATCAATGGTTTCGGCTTGTCTACGTTAAGATAACCGCCCAATGTTTCAGCGATGGTATTAAAGTAGTCGTAGTTACCGACTAGGGTAAACGATACTTGAATCTGCTTAACGGCAAGGTGCTATATAGGAATTGCTGACCGTAGCGTCTACGCCCTTGGTCTTGATAGTTGTTGTTGAAATTAGATGCTACGTTTTTGGTGACATCTACTGGAACGGTACGCCCTTGTCA